CACGAAAACACTGATAATGGATTCTACTGCAGCAATCACCGTCCTACAGAACGTCATCTGTAATTCTTTCTCCCTCCGATCAGTGGTCGAAACATCACTGATAATCGGAGGAATCTGTCTTCTCGGGGCTGCAATCTACAAGTTATGCGCCTCGAGTTGGCTTGTCGTGTGCGTAGAAGACCTTCGCCACCGCCTCATTGCGCGAAATAAGACCACCATCGCGGAGGCGGGCCTCATACGTGCTGTTGTCCAGAAGAAAATGGAACTCATCAGCACCAGTGTGAGGAAAGGTCATTCGCATAGCACAGCAGCAGCAGAGCGCAACAGCGCGACCGAAACCATGATTGACGTTGTGCGGGCGAACGGTTATGAACCTTACATCATTTCACCGTCCCCGCGCGAAGCGGACCTTGACGGAGTCCGCAGGTATTACAGCCTTGCCGACCTCCGCCAGGGTTATCGCAATGATCCACTTACCGACCGCCATATTATCATCATGACGGATGTGGATTACTACGTCAACATGCACGAGATTATTAGTCTCGGGCGCCCAATCCTCCTCTACACGTTCCAACCCCGTGTAGTTTCTGGCCCGGTTATTGATGGTTTCTTCACCATAACCAACAATATTATTCATTACCGAGTCAATGGCGGAAAGGACGTCAGACACCCAACTTGGAACTACAACCAAGATACGGTGTTTGTTCGCGACCCAATTACCAACTTTTGGGAAACGCTCTGGAGTGTGATACAGGAAGTCACCGGCATTCGCTGGCTCAGTGCCAAGCTTTATAAGCTTATTGGCATTGGACCATGCGGCCGAAAGACAACCATTTGCACCATCGACCAGTTTGAGCTGAGTCCCAATAGGAACATCATCTCCATTGTGCCTTTCGCTCACTGTCGTGAAAACCTGCTGCCCCTCGCCGAATATGGGACCAAACTCAGCCGAAGTGTTTACCAACAACCTTCGGGGTCACCAACAATGAACGCCATCATCTACATCGGCGAGGGGGATCCTCTCATCAGTTTGGGTGAGGAGGGAAATTGTGCTAGCGTCCAACTCCCTCTCAAGGATCTCGAAAGTCTGCGCACAGCTTATCGTCTCTCGAAAACCAACAACCTCTCGGATACTGTCCGACGTTCAAAACGTAATGACAAGGAAGCCGCCATCATACACCAATTCCTTGTTAGTGATTCCACATTACAACCAGTTGAGGTACACAAGCCCGGGCAATTGGCTCGTCACTACCAATCAGCTGAAAGGAACCACGACGTTGACCCTACTGAGCAGGGCAAGGAGTACGCTCGTGAATACGCTCCGGGACCATTGACGCAAACAGCCGTCTTTCCAGCCGAGTCCCGGTCGAACGAGCTTGCCACCATCGAGGGACGAATAGATATTCCACAAGCCAAGGCAAAAGCCAAGGAGAGGATTACTCCACGCCTGCGCCGACTCGCTAGGGACTTTGTCAAACATCTAGTCCCGGAGCCGGGGGTTGGACACCCCTATTCGGTGTCATACGTGGAGGAACAACAACAGAAACCTCTCCAACGCGCCCGCAATGACGCTGGCCGCTTCCACGATGCCTTCGAAATGATTACGAAGGCGTTTCAGAAGAAAGAAGGCTATTCCGCTCCGAATTATCCTCGCAACATCTCATCGGTTCCACATGGCCAGAATGCCAAACTTTCTGGCTTTACCTACGCTTTTAAGGATGCAATCCTTAAGAAACAGAAATGGTACATGCCATGCAAGACTCCCGAACAAATCGCAAGAGCAGTTTGGGAACTTGCTTTGGCATCCGGAGAACTCGTTGAAACTGATTACAGCAAGTTTGACGGGACTTTCCTCCGTTTCGTGCGTGAGAATGTGGAATTTGCTGCATACAAGAGATGGGTCCATAAAGACCATATCCAAGAGCTTTCTGATCTACTTGCGAACGAGGTTGATTCGAATGCAGTCACCCGTAAGGGAATTAAGTACAAACCTGCCTGCACTCGTTTGAGCGGTTCCCCATTAACAACTGATGGGAATGGCAAAGCCAATGCATTTGTCTCATATGCCGCCAACAGGATCATCGGAATGACCGACGATGAAGCCTGGGAGGCTATTGGGGTAGTGTATGGCGACGACGGACTTAGAAACGGAGACGTCCCCGATGACGTTCTCACATCAACGGCTTCTAGTCTGGGCTTCGATCTGAAGATAATCAATCGTGCGAAGCGCGGGATGCCAGTATCCTTCCTGTCCCGCGTCTATGCTGATCCGTGGTCCTCACCGGCATCAGTGCAATCGCCACAACGGACACTCCTGAAGTTGCACACCACCTGCGATTCCAACCCAAAGATTGAGGAGGTTGGATGGGCGAAAACTCAGGCGTATCTCGTGACTGATAGTCAAACACCCTTTATCAGTCATTGGTGTAGGGCATACCAACGCAATTGCACTGCTAAGACCGTTGCATTCAAAGATTTCGACGACATCCCATTCTGGGTTCGCGATGAGGCTGCTTTAAACAACTCGTGGCCTCAGGACGACTCAGACGTGTGGCCCGGAATCATCGCACAGGATCTTGAGATTTCTGTGGCGGAGCTTAATGCACATCTTGAGCTCCTCGATAAATACAACGGCCCGATAAGCGGACTTCCACGTTTAGCTACCAACGTGAAAACGGACCCAAAACTAACGGTTGCTCTTGACGGGGAAGTCCATGCCGGTCCTACAAAACAAGATGGACAAAATCCAACAAGCGATCAATCAGCATCTGGGAGAGATCAACCGTCTCTTCCAGCAACTGGCGGACGCGCGCATCAGTCTGGGAGGGCTAAGCGCAGCAGCCGCCAACGAAATGCGAACCTACGTGATCAGTGCCCAAGCAGCAACAACAAAGCTGCGGGGCCTGTCAGCAAGGTTCCAGCCGGCAAACGACCAACGCCAGCCGGAACGGCGAGCAGATCTTCTGGAGGTCACATTCCTCCAGGACGGCGATCCGCTCCACAAGTAGGTGGAAGGAAAACTCGTTAACC